GGTCTAAATGACTTAGACACCTTCTCCTGAAAACTTATCTTTCTCTGTTTTCCAACAACGACTGCGGATGCAGTCGTAATACCATCTGATTCAGACAAACGAGTATCGAATCGCTTCTTAGCGACAAATGCGCTACGTCTATACGCCTTAGTGCGTTTATCCATAAACTTCTTAATACCACCAGCGACAAGACCAGCACCAACAGTAGCAACCAAACCAGGTTGTAATCTACGACGGGGATAACTCTTTTTCGGTCTCGCCTTTACACCAGCACGAGAACCACCACGAAGACCTTTTTTTCCAAAAAAACGGGGCATTGTATAATATGCCTAAAGATAATAATTTTACGAAATATGTAAAATTGCGTAATTTCGTAATTTTGCTAAATGATATTGTATCCAAAGTACTTAAATATATTCTCCACCTAATCTATAAAATGACCACACAGGCGGATTTAGGCGGATTAGGCGGGGAGGGGGTAATACTCAATTCCCCTCCCCCATCTCAGAAAACCACTCAGTGTCCAAAGCGAAAACAACATTTCTTTACTTGGAATAACCACACTGAAGACGAATTAGGCGGACTAATTACGTTTTTAAACACCAACTCATTAAAATATAGAATACAGGAGGAAACCGGTGAAAACGGTACACCTCACTTACAGGGTTGTGTTCAATTTGAGAAAGAAATTAGAAGCACAGTCTGGGACAAAAAGAGTCGTGGCCATTATGAAAAATTAAAAGGCACTTGGGAAGATGCTGTACAATACTGTAGTAAAACAGATACACGCTCCGGTAGAGAATGGTCTAAGGGATTACCAAAACCGCTACGACTTATAACAAAGTTATATCCTTTTCAGGAAGAATGTAAAAAAATCTTAACATCAGGTGAATACGATGATCGGAAGATTTATTGGTACTGGGAACCGGTTGGTAATATTGGTAAATCACAATTTGCTAAGTACATGTACGTACATCATAAAACGATGTATCTAGGCAGTGGTAAATACGCAGACCTAATGAACCTTGTATACAATACAGATATGGATATTTGTGAAAGCATTATTTTTGATATACCCAGAAGTCAAAAAGACCATATAAGTTATAGCGCACTTGAAAGCATAAAAGCAGGCATTATAACTAACACAAAGTATGAAACAGGTATGAAAGTATTCAACCCACCAATAATTATTGTATTTGCTAATGTTCCACCAAACCTAAATGACGACAATCTTAGTAAAGATAGATGGGTTGTAAAGCAAATTGGTGCCGACGAATTGAAAATCGTAAACAATGACGACGATATAATTTCCTAGTCATATATATTATAAGTATATATGTCTTACTCCTGCGTCGTAAGACTTCCGATGCGGTGCTCCGAAAAGGCAGACTCGCTCCCTAGTCGCGACCCCCCTAAAGGGGGGCAAGGTCATCTTTTCTAGTCGCTCCTCTCGGGTAATATACCCCGTGCTAGTGCACGGGGTATACAAAAGCGCTTCGCGCCTAAACAATATTCATTATGCTCCGCAAGGAGTCTAACTAGATTTAGTCTCGCGAAACGGAACTAACGCCGTTTCACTTCGTGTGATATTTAAGGATCAACTATGGTTCCTGTAAGAGCAATACCAGTATCAGCATTGATAATAACCTGTGATTCAATAGCAATAGAAGCAAGAGGAGCAGTTTGTAAAACTGTTTTAGATCGGAGAGTATTCTCCTGACCTATAATTCGTTTATTTTCACGAATTACTGAAATTTGCGCATCTCCGGTTGAAATTACATTATTTCCAGTCGTGGCCACGGCACTACCTACCATACCTGATTTGAACTCAACAACAAGAGAATACGAGACACCAGAAAGATGGACATATTCCTGTTGCTCTTCTCTAAAAATCTTAGGCAAATCATTAAAAATATATGAAGTATTAAATTGTTGACCAGGTTTCAGTGAGAAATCTTTAGAATTAACAATTCTAAACCAAAACGCCATCTTATCTTTAATATGAGGCGAAAACAAATTTAACTCAGGGTCAGTAGCAAGCGTATTACCAGAAGAGTTAATAGAACTTCCAGGCATATTATAAACACCAGCATAATTAGTAGTACCAGCAGTAGTGTTAAATGCCCAACCATTACCTACAGTGCTTTCAGCACCAGAACCAGCAGTAAGAGCAGGTAATGAATTAGTAGAATAATACGCCATCATATTGATGGGCGTAATAGGAGTTGTAGTAGCAGCAAAAACATTATCATTATCACGTCTATGAGCAACCAAATGTATCTTACCAATAACACTATTAGAAGATGAGTTCATCAACTGTATTTTCTCACTATGATAATCAATGTAAAATCTAGAATTATCGTGAGCAGAAGAAGTTCCAATAAGAAGATCTGACGTAGCAGTATCTGTAAACATTTGCTGACGATAAGTAGTAATATCGTCATTTAAATCATTATTACTCATACGATTGATTTCCATGGAAAACCAACCTTTACGTCCTGAGACACACTCAGAACTAAAACCATAATTACGCTTAAAGATCAACGGAGGTCTAAATGACTTAGACACCTTCTCCTGAAAACTTATCTTTCTCTGTTTTCCAA